CGGATTCCACCGCGCATCGGATTCGCGGAAAAGTTCTTCCTGTGATGCCGAACCGCGTTCTTCGTGAAGGTACGCCGGGATTGACCCCGGCCCATCGACTGTCGGCGCATAAAGCACCTCCTTTCAGACCCCAAGATACCACATCTTGGTGTCAGTGGGCATAGTAAATCAAGTAGAACCTATGCCCCCGGCGCCTCCGGCGCCTTCACAGGGGGGGGTGCTACCTCCCCCTTCACCGCCTCCGCCGGTACCGCCACAGCCGATTGTGGCGCTTCCTCGGGCACCTTTGGCAACAGCCCGAGCTTCACGGCTTCCGCCCGATTGGCCGGATCGGCCATGAAATCCAGCATCTGGGCGGGATCGTTTTCGAACCGCGCGCGCGTGCGCGCGTCGAGCTGGGAGAACACCCCCCGAACCGTCGCAACCTGGTTCATCGACTCCATGAAGTCGACCGACGTCACGTCGCCGAACTGCGGAGGGAGATCACGACCGGTCGGAAGAATCCCAGTCTTTTCGTAGCGCTTCATCAGCACGTTGATGTCGCATTCGTCCTTGAAGGACTGTTGAGTGCGATCCTTCTTGGGATCGCAATAGAGAGTTTGGCGCACACGGCGCCCGTCATAAGCTGAGCGGATATACACCGCTGCTTTTGCACCGCTCGCTTCGCTCGCTTTAGGCCCCTCCGGGGCCTCTGCCTTTAGAGAGAGAGTTTTCATACACCTTAGAGAGTTTGAGAGAGAGAGTTTAAGAGAGAGAGTTTGAGAGAGAGAGTTTGAGAGAGAGACTTTGAGAGAGAGAGTTTGAGAGAAAGAATTACCTCCGTTGAGGAACACGAGGGAAGCGCTGAGAGCGCTCCCTGAACACATTGAGAATCTGAGCGGCGCTGCCGCCAGAAATACCCAGACGACGCAGCATGCGAGTACCTTCGCCAGCTGCTTCATCAAGCTCCCGCTCGATACTGGCCGCCGTGCTGCCAGCCTTTGCGTCCTCGATACGCCGCTTCGCTTCCGCTTCGACGCCCTCGGACATACCGAAGCTGCGGGCCGACTCCAACCCGCGCTTCATTGCAGACGACACTGCAGCTTCGAACTCGCCAGCCTCGGCTTCGTTCCGCGCAATATCCACACCGAACTCCGCTTGCTTCGTCTTGTAGTGCTCCGTCTTGCGCTGCTGCGCCACCAGCTGACGCGTTTGCGCAGCTGACGCGCCCTGGGTCGCTGCATCACCCAGGCGCGCATCGAACACCTGCCCCAGCTGGGGCGTAGGCGTGGACGCTCCATGTCCACCCGTTGCCGAAAGAATTGGATTGAGGCCAGCGGCGCGCATGTCCGCCACCTGGCGCTGATGCGCCGTGTTGGACATCTGCTGCTGCCACTCCTGGTTCTCCCGCGACATTCCGCGGGAGGCGTCCGAGGCCATCTTTGCGCTGGCAAGATTGCCAATCGCACCGATGGCCCCTCCAACGATGATCGGATCCATCAGAAATGGTCGATCATGCCCGGCACACCGAAGATCGGCATCGGCCGCGCGCAGTGCATCCGCACGTAAAAATCGCCGATGAAATCCGGCTCCGTCGACACCGCTTTCACACGCTCCATCGGAGGCGTTTCCTTGATGAAGGTGTCATCCAACGTCGGCGCCGACTCGAACTCCTGCGACAGGTGCCACGCATCCAGCGACTGCGCATGCGAGCTGCGGAACAGACCCGAAATGCGCGACGGCTTGTAGCGGTACTCCGCGTACCGCTCCTGGTACCCGAACACCACCGCATCCGACACCCCGTCGCCGCCTACCGCGTAGATTTCCTTGCGCAGAATCGACTGCTCGCCCAGGTGCGCAAGCGCCGGCCAGAAGAAATCGAACCGCGTCGAACGCGACCACATCCGCTCGAGACCCTGCTGATACGTCAGGTCCGCCCGAACCGACACGAGGCCGAGAATCACGCAGTGCTCGGTAAACGACATCGAGAACCCGTGTCCCATCCCAAGCCCGGTTCCCATCGCCGCCAAGTTCCCCTGCGGCGACACCGCGTCATCGGTCGCGCTAGTCTGCGGGATCGGCGAAACGATGATCGGCGTCGAACCGCCGCCGAGATACTCCGGCCTCATCAGACGAAAATCGGGGCTGTCGACTTTGAAATGGGCCTTGATCACTTCCTTATAGCGGGTCCCACCCCTCGCGTCCCGCTCATACATCCGCTGCACCGCGAACGCCTGCCGCAGCGAGTTGATCGTCGCCGCCGTCGCGCTCGAGAGATCCGCGTACAACCGGTTCCCTTCGGTACCCGCCGAGCTCCCCATCTTCAACGAGCTCGCCGTGTCTGTGGCCAGCAACTTGTACGCGTCCGATTGCGCCGTCGAAATCACCGACACGCTCGCGGTGTTCGCCGCATCCGACGCGATCGGCGCCACCGTACCCAGAGGCAACGAAACCGCCGTGCCCTTCTGCGGCCAGGGCAAAGCCGACGTGAAGTAATCGTGGCGCTTGCCACGCTTGAGCAGCACGTAATCCGTCGGATCGTCCGGCCCGTTGTCCCGGTTCACCACAACAGAGTTCTGCATGTTCTGGTCCCGGAACCACTGGTTCCAGATCAGGTTGTACGCGCGCAACGGCAGCGCGCTGAACTCCAGATCGGGCACTTCCGGAGGAATACCCATGTAGTCGTAGATCGAAAGCGCCGCCTCGCCCGTGGTTTCCGTCGACTCGATCGTGGGCACGATGAACGTCGTGCTGTCGTTCGGGTCGTCCTGGGCACCGTTGAACCGCTCCCAGTTCTCCCAGATCAACCGAATTGGGACAGCAAAGAAAAAGCTGTCCAGATACATGTTGTCCATGATCGGGAACACCGGCGTCGCCAAGCGCACGAAGGACGTCATGTCCACCTTGAACGTGTCGCCCGGCAATGCCTCGTCAACCAGAATCGGGATCAGGTACCCCGCCGAGAACGTCGTCTTGTGCCCGTGCGTCCTGTTGAATGCCGAGCGCTCGATCTGCGCCTGCGGCACCTGCGAGAACGTATGCTGCATCACCGACGGATTGCGATGGCTTTTACCGAACATCTTGCACCTCCTTGGCCTTGAGATTACGCCCGCTCACGATCTCCACCGGAGTAACGGGCGTATTCACCTGCCCGGTGGAATCATCGACATCCGCCAGCCGAATCAGGCTGAAATCCTCCGGATGCTTCGAAATCAGCGTGCCTTCCTGCTTGCACGCATCGCCGAACGTCCGGGCGGCGCCCTGATCGCTCACAGCGAAAAACGGCATCGAGTACAGCCCGACCTTCGAATCGAAAATCACGTACAGACCCTGCCTCATTGGACATTCCTTTTTCTCAGGTTTGCGCGCGCTTTCTCGAACTTCGCCCGGTCGAGCAAGCGCGCTCGAGTCTCGTCCGGGTTTGAATCGCCGCGTGCAATGCGGCGCTTCTTTTTCACCAGCTCGGCGCGTTGCGCATCGAGCTTCTTCAATTCCTTGTCGTAGTACCGAGGCAGGGGACCTTCCTTCCCGCCGCTCACAATCTTGTCGTGCCGGTACGCATCGCTTTCACCGTGCACACCAAGCCACCGCTTACCAATCGCGGGATTGCGACTCATCGTCCCGTACTCAGGCTCGAGACAAATCCACTCGCCCGTCTCAGGGTCGAGATACGTGAACGCCGCCGGGTCCTGCAGCTTCATCTGCTTCTTGACCACATACCCGGCCACATACGCCGCTGTCGCGAACGTCACAGCCCCAACTGCGCAGAACCCATAGCCCCAAATCTTTTCCAGCTTCCCCGACGTGTAAAGCTGTGATCCATCCGGACCCATCTTCCAGGGCTTTGCGTCCGGGGGCCACCACCCGAAAATGATCGCGTGATAGTGCGGCCTGCCAAAGCGCTCCCCGTACTCGCCGCACAGGAAAAACGAGACCTTCCTTGGCGCGAGTGAGCGCCGCAATTTCTTCATGAACAGCTGATGCTCCCGTTTCGAGAGCGAAGGCGGCGAGGGCAGATTGTCCTCGGAATATGTAAGCGTGATGAAGCACGACTCCTTGTGCATCGACGCCTCGTGCATGCACCGGATCGCCCATTGCCTCGACTGCTCTTTCCGGCACCCGATGCAGCTGCCACACGGCAACCGCATCGGGAACCCACGTCCGCCAAAAGAAACGCCCCCGTTGCCGGGGGCGTAAAAGGCCTGTAGGGGGGAGAAACAGGCCAAGGCAGCTAGTCAAGCGTGAGCACGTCCCACACCGTCCGGAGCAGGTCCCAGATCACCTGAACCCAATCCGTCAACGCCTTGAGAATTTCTTCCAGGCTCACAGCCGGATTCCACCGCGCATCGGATTCGCGGAAAAGTTCTTCCTGTGATGCCGAACCGCGTTCTTCGTGAAGGTACGCCGGGATTGACCCCGGCCCATCGACTGTCGGCGCATAAAGCACCTCC